TGCTGACTTGGTGCTGACTTGAGAATCGAGGGCGCCATGCCGAAGCTCACAAAGAAGGTGGTCGACGCGGCCGCCGCAGATCCCGCCCGCAAGATCATGGTGTGGGATGCGGAGCTGAAGGGATTCGGCCTGCGCGTCACCCCCGCCGGGATCAAGAGCTACGTCGTGGGCTATCGCACGGCGGAAGGGCGCCAGCGGGAATTCACCATCGGCAAGCACGGATCGCCATGGACATGCGATCAGGCGCGGGAGAAGGCCCGCGAGGTGCTGCGCTCCGTCGCGGATGGGATCGATCCCCTCGCAGAAAAGTCGGCAGCGCGCTCCGCCATGACGGTGTCCGAGCTGGCCGACCTCTACCTGTCCGATGGGCCGGCAGAGAAGCCGAACAAGAAAGCCCGGTCCTGGGAGACCGACCGCGCGCTGCTGAAGGCCCACATCCGGCCGCTTCTCGGGGCCCGCACCTTGAAGGGCCTCACGCGCGCCGATATCGGGCGGTTTCAGATGGATGTTGCGGACGGCAAGTCGGCACGAAAGACGGAGGCCAAGCAGGGACGGCGCAAGGTGCTCGGCGGCCGGGGCGTCGCGGCGCGCGCCACAGCCACGCTGAAGGCCATGCTCTCCTTCGCGACGGGCCGGAAGATCATCACGGAAAACCCAGCCTCGGGCGTGCAGCTTCTCAAACAGGAGAAGGTGGAGCGCTTCCTGTCCGAGAAGGAGGTGGCCAAGCTCGCCGAGGCCATCACCAAGCTCGAAGACGAGACCATCCTGGCGCCAGCCTTCGCCGGCATCTTCCGCATGCTGATGCTCACCGGCTGCCGTGTCGGCGAGATGGAAAGCCTGCAATGGGACTGGATCGACGCCGAGCGCGGCCTGATCCGCTTCCCGGACAGCAAGACAGGCGCGAAGGTGACGCCCCTCCCCTCACCCGCCGCGGACCTGCTCGCCCACTTCCCGCGGCGCTCTGGCGATCCGTTCGTGTTCCCTGCCACGCGCGGCGCATGGGGCCGCATCTCGGGCCTGCCGAAGGCCTGGAGCGAGGTGCGCGCCGCGGCCGGTTTGCCGGACCTTCGCCTGCATGACCTGCGGCACAGCTTCGCGTCCTTCGCGGTGGCGGACGGCGCGTCGCTCTACCTCGTGGGTAAGGTGCTGGGCCACAAGCAGGCGAGCACGACCGAGATCTATGCCCACCTGCGGGATGATCCCCTCAAGGCGGTGGCGGACGCGACGGCGCGGAAGATCGCCGCGGCGATGGGAAAGACCTGATCGAGGACCAGATCGGCCGGTACGGATGGTGGAAGAGCGCCGTCGATATTCGGTGGCGCGCGGCCGCCGGCCCGCGGAGGCAATTGGCCGCGAGATCCGAATTCGCGTTCGACGAGGGCCAAGTGGCCCATGGAGGCGGATGAGCCGGGAGAGAAGGGATGCCGAATGGGCAGCCAATCTTAGCTCAAACCTTCGCCATGAATTTAACCACCGGAAGCGGAGGCGAGTTCAGCCCTGCAGACCAGTCGAGCTGTGCATATAGCGCACGAAAATAGGCATAAGTAGCTGGGGCAGCCACATTCTCGATGAACAGCTTAACAATCTCTTCGTTTTCACATGTAAATCCATCATACAATACATTATAATCAACCCTACACTTCACTACTTTCTTATTGTTAAATTTGATATCAAGACTCCACCTCAAGCAGGCAAAGGCAAATTTATGCTCCAAATCAAACGAAAAATCCCTAACCTCAGAAGAAAATACCCTTTTACGGCCGTCCTCTGCACCAGTTTGCGCCAGAGGATCTACTGAAAAGACAACGTCTTTCAAATCGATCGTGACAAGGTTTGCCTCACGCACAACTCGATTGTACTGCGCCCTCCGCTCCTCTGGAGACAGCTTAATCGACACTTTGGGTTCATTTCCAGAGGAGGAGTTCATCACGCCACCGACGACCATTCAAGCGAAGGAAAGTTATCATTATACGTGTCGGCAGAAAGCATTTCGCGACGCTGAATCGCCTTATGAAGAAGTGCGGTCATTTTTTTCCGGGACCGAACACCCATAAGCTTGCGGACGTCTTTCGCCCCTTCATGCCAAGTCACCTCGAGCGAAGGAGTAGGCACTCTACTCAGGCGTTCGCTCTGATGGTAGGCTTCGAAACAAGATCTGCGATCCAGAGCCGCTTGTTCTCCGAGGGCAAACACCAATTGCGCGACAGTCCGGAGAGTGGGGTTTGCGTTGACGCTCATAATCTGAGAAAGGCGCGCCTGCGAAATGCCGGCGGCAGTTGCGAGATCAGCCCTGGTCATCCCCCTCTCATTCAAGAGCTTTTGAATGAGCAAATGAGCGTCAATTACGAGGTTTTCTTCGGCCTCGATCGCCCCCCTGCTTCTTCTTGCCCGACTCACCACTGCTCTTCTCCCTCAACTCAGAGATCAACCCTATTACGTCTTCCGCAGCACGCTCCAACAGCTTTCGATTTGCCTTCTGCTGCTTTTTGCTCGGATCCGCCCCAATCGCCAAGAAAATCAGCTTACCGTCAATATCGATTTGACATCCATATAAACGGAACTTCCAAGGCTTAAATGCATAAATAGCAACAGATGTTCCGCCGAAAGAAACAGTTTCTTCATATACGAACTGATGATCCCCCAAACATGCGGCGCCATCATTGCAATAGATGTGCAGGAATCTCTTCAATTGCGCCCATTGCTTCATTGCAATGGTCGTTTCTTGCGCCTTGAGGCGATCCCAATGCTTCAACCCATTGCCATGTGCCCAAACCTCACCATTCCCGCCGGAGCATACCCGGCGAGCTCCACGAGCCTCCAGTAGCGAGCCCGTTATCGCTGACGTTCGCTTCCCATCTCCCATAATGGCTCGCTAGATGTTAATATATAACTTAATCGACCATTGTCGAGGGCGCCCCTTCCGCAATCGCGAGCGAATCGGCGTTCTGTCAAGCTAAGATTGCATATTTCGCGTAAAATTTGAAAGAGTTGCCCATGCGATATGGTTGACGTCGCTCTGGCTCAGAGCTGTGACGACGGCATGCCCCATCGCGCCATGGCAATCTCCCGCGCGCCATCGGCGCCCGTGCGCACGATGGGGGCCGCATAGTCGGGGAATATGCCCGGCTGCGGCGGCAGGTTGCGGGCGAGGTTCCGCGTCGCGCGCGCCAGATCGATGATCGCCTGGACGTTCGAGGTGTGGCTGTAGAGGTTGCACATGGGCGGAGGCTACGGCACAGCGTCGGGCGCGCGCCAGCCCCCTATCCCACGGCTCGCCTCACGCCTTTCCCTTCCTCAGCCGCACCCCCGGACCGTCGCCATTCTCTGCCACGAAGATGACGCCGGCGGCTTCAAGCGCGGCGCGGATGGCGGCGAGTGCCTCGGCGGATGCAGGCGGCTTGCCCGATCCTTCGGCCCGCTTCACCGTCATAGATGACACCCCTGCGCGATCAGCTACGTCCGGCTGAGACAAGCCAAGAATGGCGCGTGCAGCTCGGATCTGTGCGGGCGTCGTCATGCACCTATTGACCTAATTAGAACAATCGAGGTATGTTCTAATTGTATCACAACCGCTCACAGGAGCAACACAATGCCTCGCCACACCGCGGCGGCAAACGCCGCCCCCATGCCTGCATCTTCCCGCCGCGACATCCTCAAGGCTTCCGGTGCCCTCGGCACCATCGCCGCGCTTGCGGTGCCCGTCGCCATCCTGCCGAAGGCAGATGCGGCCCCTGCCGCCGACGCCGAGCTACTCGCGATGGGGCGCGAGCTTGAAGCCCTGTGGGCGCGCGAGCGCGAGCTTGTCGCCGACGGCAAGCGTCTCGGTGCCCTGGCGAAGCAAATGCGCCCGGCCCCCGCGCCGATCCTCCTCACCTTCGAGCGGGATGGCAAACGGCTGATCGAGGAGAAGGCCGGCCAGTACCGGGTGAATTTCGGGCTGCACGACTGGCTGCGCACCTACGATGCCATGTGGAACTCGCCCACGCGGCAGCAGCAGCCCCTGGTGGCCGAGGTGCTCGCTGCCTACGAGGAATGGCGGAAGGGTGGGGAGGAAGCCGAGAGGCTTTCCGGAGCGGCTGCAGCGGATGACGCCTTCGACCGTGTGACGGACGACATCAGTTCGCTTTGCAGACGCATCGCAGCCGCGCCGGCTACCAGCCCCGCCGGCTTCATGGTGAAGATGCGCGCGCTGGAATGGTGCTATCCGGGCAGCACGGCCGCCGAAGTCCTCCGCAACCAGATGGAAGATGAGGGCGAGCACGCCAGCGTGCGCCTTATGGCCAGCGCCCTAAGCGATGCCCTGCGCTTTCTGGACGGGGCCGCCGCATGATCCGCCGCACGTCCGCCGGCCGGCCCAAGCGCGCCCTCGCCACCACACCGCAGCTTCCGGCTGTCCAATTTGAGCACCAACCCGAACTGCGCGCCCTGATGATGTTCCCGACGCTCCCGCCGGGACACATGACGTTCCCCGTGGAGGATGATGCCTTCCATCCGCACCTGCGCCGCGGCGAGTTCGCGGTGGTGGACCTCGCCGATCACCAGCCGGCACATGGTGAGCTGTTCCTGATCGCCTATCGCGATCCCCGGATCGAGTGCGGCCGCACATTCGCCCTATGCCAGATGACGGGACGAGCTCGCTATCGGCGGGCGGGTGGCGGGTGGATGGCCCGGCATTGGATCCCGCCAGCCGATCCGCTGGGCCGCGTGGCGGCGCTGCGCTCCGGGCGGATCGGCACCAGCGAAGGACCGTTCACCACCGAGCACGCCACCGAGAAGCTGGTGGGGCGCGTCGTGGGGGTATGGGTGCCGGGGCGGCTGGGGGCGTGCTTCTCCACCGATCCGGCGTCACGCTCCTAAAGACCACAAGATCACGCGGGCCGCGCTTCAAAGGCTGCGCGGCCCGCCATCTCGAAACCCCATGGCGCGACGCCCTGCGCTTTCTGAACGGATCCACAACATGCGTCGCCTCTTCTGGCTCACCTTCGCCCGTTTCGGGATCTGGCTCGCAGCGGCTTCACTGCGGCGGGCCGGGACAGCGCATCAGCACCCCCAAAAGATACCTATTGACTTTTCCGCAGGCTGATGAACCTATTGAAATATCAATTTGTAGGATAGGTGATGACCAAGCTCCGCGCCACCACTGCACTCGCTGCCGACATCGCGCGTATTGATCGCCAGCGCTTCAACGAGGCGATTGCGGCAGGCTTTTACCCCTGCGCTCCCGAAACCATCGCCGGCCGCGCTCGCTCTTTCAATCTCGAAGATCTGATCGCGCTGACAGTTTACGGCCACCTACTGCGCGAAGGGGTGACGCCGCGCCATGCCGGCGCGGCTGCATGTGGCCTTCGGTCCTTCCTGGTCGAATGTCCCGGTGCCGACCATGCGTTGCAGGTAGTCGGCAACTTCGGCGCGCACCTTGGCCCCGTAAGTTGGGTGCGGCCAGAAACTTTCGAGGGAGCGAAGACTGCCAGCCGTATCAGCGGTGCCCAGATCGTCTATGTGCGCAACTGGTACCTCGGCCCGATGCGTGAAGCGATCATCGCGCGCCTCACCGAAGAGGACGAGAACAGGACCGTTGGGGCGGATGACTGACAGATGGATGCGGCGCCATCACGGCTCACCTTGGGGGGATGCAGTCCGCGCCCAGCGCGACGCCTTCAGCCCAGTCTCGGAGAACGTCGGGGCCTGCGCCACAATCTCTCACACCGGGCTTGCCATTTTGGTTTTGGACTGTATAAATCTAAATCCAGATCGGAGGCCGATATGACCACTGTGTCGGATTTGGTGAGCGACGTCGCCGAAGTTACGCGTGAACCGCGTGAAACGGTGAACGCCTATGCGCGCGCCCTGATCGAAGGCGGATTGCTCCCCAAGTCCAGCGGGCGCGCAATTGCTCATGTCACGCCTCGGCACGTCGCGCGCCTCTTCCTCGCCATCGCTCTGGCACCAAAGATCAAAGACACCGCCGATACTGTGGCGACCTATGGGGCTCTTGTTGCCGGCGGCATCCCTGAAAGTGCTCCTGCATCCATTGAGCGGACGACCGCTGAAGATTGGCTCTGCGGCATGCTTTGCGCCATTAAGCAGGACAATGACGACGCTGCGGACAGGGCCCAACATCGCGACACTGAAGTCGAAATCATACTGAACTGGCCGGAGATTATTGTCACAGCTCCGGAAGCTGGCGACTACGGAGAGTTCTGCCAGCATTTCACGGCACCCGGATCGCCTGCAACCCTTTGGCGAGGGCACGTGAAGCGTAGCTATACTATTCACGGACGCACATTTGCCGTTCTCGGTGGCGAGATGGCGGGTAAGTATTTCGTGGACCAGAAAGCAGAACAGTAAAGGATACTCAATGCCTGAGCTTTCCAACCCGCCCCCTTGGGCGGGGCCGGCGGAGCCTTGCCTTCCGCCCCACCTGTCCCGCCTCTGGCTTCGGCCTGACGAAGCTGCCGAGCTGATCCGGCTCCTCACGGGAACACCGTGCTCGCCGCGGACCCTCTCGACCTGGCGCTGCCGCGGCGGCGGGCCGCCGTTCCGCAAGGTGCGGGGCCGGTTCGTCACCTATGGCCGTGACGACACCATGCGCTGGTGTGCCGAAGGCATCGGCCCCGCAATCAGCTCCACCTCGGAGGTGCCGAATGACTGATCCGACACTTCACCCGACCTTCGGTGACCCGGAGGTGGACATGGCCATCGAACGGCTGCGCGACCTCGGCGCCCGCCACGCGCAGGGCTTCCTGATCGAAGTATTCGCCCTCGGTCGGGATGGCTGCCCCGACGCCTGGAACGATCTGATGACGGATCATCTGGTGAGCGTTCAGGCGCAACTGGAGTGCGCCAGCACCTCTGACAAGTCCGATCCCCATTGGCCGCTCGCCCTCTCCCTCATGATGGGCATCTTCGAGCAGGCTTTCGTGCGGACCGTCATCCAGTCTGTGGCAGCCTCCGAGCTTGCCACCGCAGAACCGGCGGGACATGCGTGATGGGCGCCATCGCGGAAATCACTCCAAAGCTCGGCAAGTTCGTGCGCCTTCTCGGCTCGGACAACGAAGGCGAGGTGGTTGCCGCAGCGCGCGCCCTGGTGCGCACCCTCACGGCGCAGGGTTGTGACCTCCACGACCTCGCGAAACATGTGGAAGCCGGCGAGCGCGTCGTCTACCGCGAGCGCCTGGTCTATCGTGATCGTGTCGTCTATCCCGAGCCGGCGCACGCGTCGAAGCCCTGCGCGCCGCAGGACACGACCGATTGGCCGTCCATCATCAAATGGTGCCATGCGAGCGACAAGGGCCGGCTGACGCCCTGGGAGCGCGGCTTCATCGCCGACGTGGCTAACCAGTTCGCGCGCGGCGGCACCCCCTCGGGAAAGCAGCAGTCGGTCATTCTGCGCTGCTTCAACAAGCTCATGGCGGCCGGCTGATGATGGACCTGCGCACCATCGCGAGCGCGCTCGGTGGCGAAGTCGTGGGGCGGCAGGTGCTCGCGCCCGGCCCCGGACACAGCCGCAAAGATCGCTCACTTGCGGTGGTGCCATCGCCTCGCGCGCCCGGCGGCTTCCTCGTGCACTCGCACTGCGGCGACGACTGGAAGGAATGCCGGGATCACGTGTGCGACGCCCTCGGCATCGCGCCTCCCGAGCGGCGCCGCAAGCCCAGCCGCGAAGAGATGGCGCAGCGCCGGGAAGAGCGTGCCCGCGCCGCGGCGGACGATGCCGCCGACGCTGCGAAGCGCACCGAGTGGGCGTTGCGCGTGTGGCGGCAGGCCCTGGACCCGCGCGGCCGCATCGTGGAAGCCTACCTGAGCAGCCGGGCCCTGCCGCTCGGCGAGGACCTGGCCCGCGCCGTCCTGCGGTTCCACGGCAGCCTGCGCTATGGCGACACCAGCCACGGCGGCATGGTGGCGCTGATGCGGGACATTCTCACGGATGAACCGTGCGGCATCCACCGCACCTTCCTCACCCCTGACGGCCGCAAGATCGACCGGCGCATGCTCGGGCGCGCCAAGGGTTCGGCCATCAAGCTGGACGCCCTCGCCGGCCCCAGCCTCACCATCGGAGAGGGGATCGAGACGGCCATGTCCGGGCGCCTCTTCGGCTTCGCTCCGGCGTGGGCGCTCGGATCCGCCGACGCCATCGCCTTCTTCCCTATCCTGACCGGCATAGAACGCCTGACGATCCTCGGCGAGACCGACGACAGCGGCGCGAACGCGAAGGCCGTGAAGGCCTGTGCCCGCCGGTGGATGGCGGCCGGCCGCGAGGTGGTGCTGGTGCAGCCCACCATCGCGGGCGACATGAACGACGTTCTCCGGGAGGGCGCGCATTGACCTTCGCGTCCACCGCTGCCTTCGAGACGCGCCGCCTCACGCCCGATGACGTGGCGGACTATCGGACGAACAATATCCTCACAGAGGACAGCGCCGCCCTGCGCTTCGCCGAGCTGTTCGCCGACAAGCTGCGCTTCTGCCACGACACCGGCGCATGGTTTGAGTGGAGCGGATCGGCCTGGCGGAAGAACCGCACCGGCCACGCCTTTCATTGGGCCCGCGACCTTGCGCGCAACCTCGCGGACAGCGAGCCGGACAAGGTGCGCTACATCACAGGCAAAACCAGCTTCGCCCGCGGCGTTGAAGCCTTCTCCCGCACCGATCCGACATTCGCGGTGACGATTGAGACGTGGGACCGGGATCCGTTCCTGCTGGGCACCCCCGGCGGCACGGTAGACCTGCGCACGGGCCTCATGCGGCCGGCCGATCCGAAGGACGGCATCACGAAGCTGGCGGGCTGCGCGCCTGCCGATGAGCCCGACTGCCCTCGCTGGATCCGGTTCCTCGAAGAGGCCACCGGCGGCGATGCCGAGGCCATTCGCTTCATGCAGCAATGGTGCGGCTACAGCCTCACCGGAGACACTCGCGAGCACGCCCTGATCTTCGTCTACGGGCCGGGCGGGAACGGCAAGAGCGTGTTCCTGAACGTGCTCACGGCCATCATGGGCGAGTACGCCACCACGGCGGCCATGGACACCTTCACGGCCTCGCACAACGACAAGCACCCGACCGACCTTGCCATGTTGCGCGGGGCCCGCCTCGTGACCGCGAGCGAGACCGAGGAGGGCCGGGCTTGGGCAGAAAGCCGGATCAAGCAGATGACCGGCGGTGACACCATCACGGCCCGGTTCATGCGGCAGGACTTCTTCAGCTTCCGGCCGAACTTCAAATTGACTATCGTCGGCAACCACAAGCCGGCCCTGCGCAACGTGGATGATGCAGCCCGGCGCCGGTTCAACATCGTGCCCTTCACCCGCAAGCCGGCATCGCCCGATCCCGAGTTGGAGGCGAAGCTGAAGGAGGAGTGGCCCGGCATCCTGCGATGGATGATCGAGGGATGCTTAGACTGGCAGAAAAACGGCCTTGTCCGGCCCGCCAGCGTGACCGAGGCGACGCAGACCTATTTCTCGGATCAGGATCTGCTCGGGCAGTGGATCGAGGAAATGTGCAGGGTGGAACAGGGGCGGACGGATATTTGGGATAGGTGTGCAGACCTATTCGAAAGCTGGTCCGAATACGCTCGCGATGCTGGCGAAGAGCCCGGCACGATGAAGTCGTTCAGCGAGGCGATGCAGCGGAAGGGCTTTGCCCCTCATCGCACCAAAAAGACCCGCGGCTTTCGAGGCATTCAGCTCCTGCCCAAGGCGCGAACCGGCTTCAGCGAATGAAGATGGCGCAGCCTTGAGCCATCTCCCCTGACGATGCCCGCCACGAAGGCGGGTTTTTTGTTGCCCTTCTTTGCCACAATCTTGCCACGAAGGGTGACGGGTGACGGATGGTGACGGGTAAAACCCATTATCGCCCTACACGCGCGCGCACGCGTATGGCGGCTTATATGGAAAAACCCGTCACAACCCGTCACCCGTCACCTCGCGGACGGTCACAGGGGCGGGGATGGTTTCCGACTTGGGCCAAGGGCCTCCGGACCGGCGGGGGTCAATCGTGCGAGATCGAGCCTAAATCCACATTTTAGGGCGTGGTTCTGGTGTCGATTGGCGCGTTGCTGTGCGCAGCGAGGCAAAATTACGCGCCTTCGCGCAATGTCACGTCTCATATTTATTCTTATTTATCATTGACTTTAGTGTATTTTAGCTGCCCCTTTTGTGCATGTGGCAACGATTTCGCAAGTTGTTTCGTCCAGAGACCAAGTCACTCGCCGCGCCAGATGGCGATTTGCTTGCTATCTTTGGTGCATCCGCTCCCACCGCGGCGGGGGTGAGCGTCGGGCCCAGCTCGGCCCTCTCTGTGCCGGCGGTGTCCTGCGCGGTGCGGGCCATCAGCGAAGCGGTGGCAACCCTCGACGTCAAGGTGATGCGCCGGGAAGGCGAGGCCGAGGTTGAGGCGCCCACCCACCCGGTGGCGACGATGCTGCGGGACCGGGTGAATGATTGGACATCGTCCTTCGAATTCCTGCGCGACCTGACAGCGCAAGCGCTGATCCACGATGCCGGCGGCCTCGCATGGGTGAACCGTGTTGGCGGCCGGGTGGTGGAGGTGATCCACTATGATCTCGCCCACATGACGGCGCAGCGCCATGAGGACGGCACCGGTCAATACCGCTACCACCTCAACGGCCGCGAGGTGCAGGCGGCGGACGTGATCCACCTGCGCGGTCCGTTCGGCCGCTCTCCGGTGAACCTCGCACGGGAGAGCATCGGCCTCGCCCTCACACTGGATGCTCATGCGTCACGGTTCTTCGGCAATGGTGCGCGCCCCTCGGGAATGCTTGCGGTCAAGAGCCAGATGGGACCAGAGGCCCTGGACCGCCTGAAACGAGGCTGGAATTACGCCCATGGCGGCGGGGCGTCCGGCGGCACTGCGGTTTTGCCCGGCGATGTGTCTTACACCGCCCTGACCATGAGCAGTGTGGATGCGCAGTTTCAGGAGATGCGGGCCTTCGAGGTGTCGCAGATCGCCCGCGCCTTCCGCGTGCCGCCGCAGATGCTCTACGACCTCACCCGCGCCACCTGGTCGAACTCCGAACAGATGGGCCGCGAGTTCCTGACCTACACGCTGGAGCCGTGGCTACGCGCCCTGGAAGGATGTTTGCGGCAGGTGCTCTTCAGCGCCGACGAGTACCCCACCCATCGCATCGTCTTCGAGCGTGACGACCTGACCCGCGCCGACATCGGCGCCCGTGCCACCGCCTATTCCAGCCTGATCGCCTCCCGCGTCCTGAACCCGAACGAGGCTCGCGGATGGGAGGGACTGCCGCCTTACGAGGGCGGTGGCGACTTCGCAAACCCGAACACCGGCAGCAACCAGCCAGGCGCGGGCGCGCCGCAGGACAAGGGCGGGCGCCCAACCAACGAGGATCAGTAAATGGCTTTCTCCGGCGTGCACGTCACCTTTGGCCTCATTGACGAGATCGGCCGCTCTGTCGATGTGATCGGCAAGAGGGTTTGGTCCGAGACCCTCGCCGCAGCGGGGACCACTGTCATGGCTGCGAACCTCAGCCAGGGGGCGGCGCGCACAGTGTTCATGGTGCAGTCTTCGGTGGATGTTTTCGTGTCCATCGGCCCGACGCCCAACGCATCGGCGAGTCCGCGTGATCTGATCCTCGCCGGTGAGCGCATCATCATCCCCTGCGTCTATGGCGACAAGCTGGCTTGGGTGGCCGCCTGACGTGGAACGGCTCTTCCTCGAAACCAAGCTCCTCGCAGGGGATGCCGGCGCCATCGAAGGCCTCGCCTGGCCCTTCGGTACGCCCGACCGCGTGGGCGACGTGATCGAGAAGGGCGCCTTTGCCGGCGCCCGGGCGCCGCTGCCCATGCTATTCGGCCACGACCCGAACGACCCGGTGGGCGTGTGGAGCGAGGCCACCGAGGCAGCGGACGGGCTGCGGCTCAAGGGGCGGCTTCTGGTGGACGATGTGGCCCGCGCCCGCGAGGTGCACGCGCTGGTGAAGTCCGGCGCCGTGGGCGGCCTGTCCATCGGTTTCATCACCCGCAAGGCCGAGCCGCGCAAGGGCGGGCGCACCATCAAGGCCCTGGAGCTGGTGGAGTGCTCGCTCGTGTCCATCCCCATGCATCCCGGCGCGAGGGTGACCTCGGCCAAATCTGCGGCGCAGGCCCTGGCCCTCGCCGACGTTCTCAACCGCGCCGCGACGGCGTTCCGAAAGAGGTGAGCATGTCTCTGCATACCGCGGCGCCGGTTGGCGCCATCGAATTCAAGGGCGAGGGTGACGACCCGGTGGCCGTGGTGACCACCGCCCTCGACGCGCTCAAGGGCGAGGTGATCGGCCGCCTGGAGAAGGTGGAAGCGGCGCAGACCGGCGCCGCTCCGCAGACCGAGGTGAAGGGCCTTTCCGACAAGCTCGGCGAGCGCCTGGACAAGCTCGAGGCGAAGCTCAATCGCCCGACCGGCAGCGAGAAGAAGGACGACCCCACCGCCGAGCGCAAGGCCTTCGGCACCTATCTGCGCTACGGCGCGGCAGCGCCGGCCGACGAACTGAAGACGCTGGTGGTGTCCGGTGATCCGCAGGGCGGCTACCTCGCCCCGGCCGAGATGAGCACTGAGTTCATCCGCAATCTGGTGGAGTTCTCGCCCATCCGAACCATCGCCAGCGGGCGCACCACCGGCGCGCCGAGTGTGATGTACCCGGCCCGCACCGGCATCACGAATGCCAAATGGAAGGGCGAGACGCAGACGTCCGAGGGGTCCGAGCCGGCCTTCGGCCAGGTGGAGATCCCCATTCGCGAGATCAACACCTTCGTGGACATCTCCAACCAGCTCCTCGCCGATTCCGGCGGCGCGGCGGAGGCGGAGGTGCGGCTCGCCCTTGCCCAGGACTTCGGCCAGAAGGAGGGCGTGGCCTTCCTCACCGGCGATGGTGTCCTGCAGCCGGCCGGCCTTCTGAGGGATGCGCGCATCAGCTCGGTGGTGTCCGGCCATGCCACCACGATCACGGCCGATGGCCTGATCAACCTCATGTACGCCCTGCCGGCGGCCTACCGCATGCGCGGCACCTGGCTCATGAATGGCAAGTTGCTGGCGACGATCCGGATGCTGAAGGACCCCGCCGGCAACTATCTGTGGCAGGCGCCCCTGGCGGCTGGCCAGCCCGAGACTCTGCTCGGCCGCCCGGTGCTGGAGGCTGTGGATATGCCCGACGCCGCTGCCGGGGCCACGCCCATTGTGTTCGGCGATTTCACCAGCGGCTACCGGATCGTCGACCGCCAGGAGATGAGCATCCTGGTCAACCCCTTCATCCGCGCCACCGATGGCATCACCCGCATCCATGCGACCCGCCGCGTTGGTGCTGGCGTCATCCAACCTGGCGCGCTCAAGAAGCAGTTGATCGGCGTCTGAGGAGTACCGACACATGCGTGACCTGAAGAGCAATATCGGAGCGGTGCAGGCCGTTGCGCCCTCCGTCCTGACTGCCACCGTCAACGGGAATGCGCTGGACCTCCTGGGGTTCAACAGCGCCGTGCTGGTGGTGAACACCGGCGCCATCGTCGGCGCCGGCGACTTCACCGTGAAGCTGCAGGACAGCGATACGACCACCTCCGGCGACTTCGCGGACGTGGTGGCAGCTCAACTGCACGGCGCGTTCCCGGCCAGCCTCGGCGCCGATTCCGTGGTGCGCGTCGGCTATGCCGGCTTCAAGCGCTACGTGCGAGCGGTGATCACCCGGAACGGCGGCACCTCGATCGCGGCCAGCGCCGTCCTGTTGAAGGGCGATGCGGTGGTGCGTCCTGTCTCCTGAGATCCCCAACGCTGTGGAGCACGACATGGCCGAGATGAAGGAAGTGCGCGTGCTCCGCAGCGTGCAGGTGTCGGATGACGGAATTCAGCATCGCACGCTGGTGGAAGGCACCAGTGATCGCGTCCCGGCCCACCTCTTCCCCGGATTGGAGGCGGCCGGTCTCGTGTGCGAGCCGGACAAGCCCACGCCCGGGGGTGAGATCACCACGATTGCCAAACCAAAACCCAGCCGTCGCAAGCGGGGGGAGGCGTGAGCCCATGCCGACCCGTGCCCCACGCATCTGCGGATGCGGGCACAAGATCGCTTCCGGCGAACGCTGCCCATGCGAGCGCAAGCGGAAGGCCGAAGCCGACGCGCGCCGGCCCTCGGCTCGGGCACGTGGCTATTCCTCAAAGTGGGACGTGGAGCGGACGGCTTACCTGAAGATCCATCCGGAGTGCGTGCGGTGCCCGAGCCCGGCGACGGTGGTGGACCACATCCGGCCCCACCGCGGCGACCACCGGCTGTTCTGGGACCGAAGCAACTGGCAGGCACTGTGCCGCCCCTGCCATGACAGGTGGAAGCAGAGCATGGAGCGTCGTGCCTTGACGCAGGGGAGATGAGATGCGCGGCCGTCGTCCCGATGCAATCGTGCCTGGCACCTCCCCGGTGGGGAATGTTCCCGAGGCGCCCGGCTGGTTCTCCGATGACGCACGGGCGGAGTGGGACCGCGTCGCCCCCATTTTGATCACCGAGCGCAAGACCTTGACGGTGGCCGACCTCGCAACGTTCGCCCACTACTGCACAGCGGTGGGGCAGGTGGCGGAGGCGTCGCGGATCATCGCGCGCGAAGGCATGACCTTCCAGACCGAGAGCGGCCCGAAGAAGCATCCGGCGGTCTCGATCCGCTCGGATGGCCTGACGCAGGCGCGGCAATTGGCCGGCGAGCTCGGGCTCACGCCGGTGAGCCGCAGCCGGCCGGCCATGAGGAACGATGATGGCGACGACGACGCATCCGACCTGGCTCTTTGACGGCTCGCCGATCCCGGACCCGTGCGGCCAAGGCGAGCGAGCGGTGCGTTTCTTGCGCGCCCTTCGCCACCCGAAGAGCAGCGCTCCGGGGCAGGCTTTCCAGCTTACCCCCTGGCAGGAGCGCGTCGTGCGCCGCATCTATGGGCCTCGCCACGCCGATGGCACGCGCATCGTGAAGACGGTTGTCCTTCTGCTGCCGCGCGGCAACCGGAAGACCTCGCTTTCAGCCGCCCTTGCGCTCCTTCATACCCTCGGGCCCGAGCGTATCCCTGGCGGCGAAGTCATCAACGCCGCGGCGGATCGGAAACAGGCCCGCCTAGGCTATGCCGAGGCCCTCGGTATCATTCGCACGGACAGGCGCCTCGGCGCGGTCACATCCCTGCAGGATTACCGGAACCGGATCACCTCGAAGAAGCACGGATCCTTTTATGAGGCCATCTCCTGCGACGCCGGCACCCAGCACGGGCGCACGCCGGTGTTCGTGCTGGCGGATGAGCTGCACGCCTGGAAAAAGCGCGACCTTTGGGACGTGCTGCGCTCGGGCCTTGTGAAGACGCCCGGCTCCCTGCTGGTGGTCGCCACCACGGCCGGCCGGGGGCAGGAGAACATCGCGTGGGACATCGTGGAGGATGCCCGCAAGGTGGCCCGCGGCGAGGTGGTGGATCCGTCCATCCTGCCCATCCTCTTCGAGGCAGGGAAAGATGAGGATTGGCGCGACGAAGCGGTCTGGCATCGCGTCAACCCCGGCCTCGCCCACGGCTACCCCGACCTTGAGGGCCTGCGCCAGCTGGCGCGTGAGGGTGAGCGTCGGCCGGGCGACCGGGAAGCCTTCCGCCAGCTGAACCTGAACGTGTGGCTGGACCACTCCGCAGATCCGTTCGTGGACATGGACGTGTACGACGAAGGCGCCGGGCCGGTGGACCCCGACGCCCTGGCGGGCAGCCCGTGCTGGCTCGGGGTGGACCTGTCCAGTACCACGGACCTAACCTGTGTCGTGGCCGCATGGCGGGATGGCGAAGACGGTTACATCATCCACCCATGGTTCTTCTGTCCGGCTGACAACCTGCGCGCTCGCGCCGAGCGGGACGGTGTGCCTTACCCGCAATGGGCCGATGACGGCTTCATCATCGCCACGCCCGGCAATGTGGTGGACTTCCGGACGGTCGAAGACACAATCCGCGACCTGTGCGCTCGCTTCGACGTGCGCGAAATTGCGTTCGATCCGCATCTCGCCCGCAACATGCTGAACAACCTCCTCGAGGAAGGCTTGCCCGCGACCGAGATGCGGCAGGGCTGGGTGACCATGGCCCCGGCGGTGAAGGAGCTGGAACGGGCGATTGTCGGCCGCAGCTTCACCCACGGCGGCCATCCGGTGCTGCGGTGGAACTTCGAGAACATCGCGGTGCAGACGGATAGCGCCGGCAACCGCGCCTTCCACAAGGGCAAGAGCCGGGACCGGATCGACGGGGCCGTGGCCTGCGCCATGG